CCGATCTGCTAAAGAGTTTCATAGATTTGATGGTACAGGTAATCGTATCTTATATGCACTTAATCCTCACGGAACTGATACTTCAAGACTAGCTTCTAGAGAGCATCATTTCTGGTGTGGCTTACAGATACAAAATATTCCAAGAGGTAAGTCAGTTAAACAAACTCTAATAGCTGATGAAGGTTTCTATATAGCTGAAGTAGATCTAGCTCAGGCAGAGTCAAGAGATACAGCTTACATATCAGGAGAGGAAAGACTTATAGAAGCTGTAGAATCTTCTAAAGACTTCCATACTCTAAACTGTTCAGCGTTCTTTGGAGTACCTTATGAGTCTGTATATGAAGATACAACTGGTAAGACTTTAGATAAGAAGTTAAGAGATATAGCCAAGAGAGTTAATCATGGGGCTAATTATAATATGGGAGCTTATGTTTTAATAGATACTATGGGGGAAGAAAAGATACTTGCAGCTAGGAATCTGTTAGGACTACCAAAAGTATGGACTCTTAAAGAAATAGCTGAGCATCTACTAGCTTCCTTTCATAAAACTTACCCTAAAATTCGCGAAGTAATGTATAAAGGAGTTATATCTGAGATAAGTAAAACTCATAAGTTATCTTCTAAAGCAGCTCATTATATTAAGTTAGTTGAAGATTATAAAAAGGGCGATTGGTACTCATGGACTAGGTATTGTTTTGGAGACCCCACTAAATCTAAAATGCAGCTTAATTCCTATATAGCACATCCTCCTCAATCTCTTAATGCTCAGACTATTAATAGAGCTTGGAGAGCTGTATTTCATAACATAGCTATCCATCCAAAACATGCTACTAACTTTAAATTGTGTGCGCAGGTACATGACTCAATACTCTTTCAATACCGTACAGGGCACGATTACTTATGTGATATGGTTAGAGAGTATATGGAGATACCAGTTACAGTTAAAGCGTATGACGGAACTATAAGAACTTTCACTGTACCCGCTGATGTTAAGAAGGGTATAGATAATAAACCTGCCAGATATTGGAGTGAAACAGAGTAGTATGCGTAAGCCCCTAGAGGAATCCTCAGAGAGTTTCTTATCCCTATATATGCAATACTCGGCAGGTACAGAGTGTCCAACACTATTTCATCGTTGGTCATCATTAACTTGCTTGGCTTCTTATCTAGGTAGAAATATTTACTTTAGACAAGGCCACTTTAAAATACATCCTAACTTATACACTATGCTAGTAGGAGATGCAGGAACTAAGAAGTCTACCTCCATTAAGATGGCGGCTAGGCTTTTTAAACTTGCAGGTTATGATAAGTTTGCAGCTAATAAGACAAGACAAGAGAAGTTTCTATTAGATATGGCTGAGGACGCTGAAAGCACAGAAGATAATATATTAGAATCTAACCTATTCGGTGATTCAGATTTTAATGTAGCTGAGACATTAGTTGCAGCAGATGAGTTCAACAACTTTATAGGTATAGGTAACATAGAATTTATGTCTATACTAGGAGAGCTATGGGATTGGGGAGATGATACTTATAAATATAAGTTAAAGAACTCTAAATCAGTACTTTTAAATAAACCTACCGTAAGTATCTTAGGAGGCAATACTCCTACAGGAATGAATGCCTGTTTCCCTCCTGATATGATAGGTCAAGGATTTTTCTCAAGACTTATACTTGTACATGCTGATACTACAGGAGTTAAGAATGCTTGGATGCCTTTACCTGATGAAGGATTAGAAGCAAAGTTAATAGCAACTCTACATAAAATACGTGATAGTGTACTAGGAGAGATAACTCTTACACCTGAATCAAAAGAGTTATTAGAAGAGATATACAATACATGGAATCCTTTAGCAGATGTAAGATTTGCTTCATATGCTAATAGACGTTTCCCTATACTTCTAAAGCTGATTCTTACTATCTGTGCTAATAATCTAACAACTAAGATCACAGCTAAGGAAGTTATATATGCTAACACACTACTAACTTTAGCTGAGAGAAAAATGCCCGAGGCTTTAGGAGAGTTCGGTAAAGGTAGGAACTCAGATATAACTCATAAGGTATTAAAATTAATTGAAGGAACTGATAAGGTATTAATGCTTAAAGATATATGGAAATATGTTTACGCAGACTTAGAAAGAAGAGACCAGTTAATAGAGATACTAAGTAATTTGATTATGGCAGATAAGGTGCAGATAATAGATCATGGATATCTTCCTAAGAAAAACATAACAGAATCGAAAGATTCACGTCTATTAGACTGGAGTTTATTTACTAAAGAGGAGTTATTATAACATGAGCAAGACTAATATATGGGGAGAAGAGGAAGAGGAATCCAGCTCTCTTGTAGATAAAAAAACTCACCATAGATATAGAGATAAGGACTTACATATATTTGGTGAGAATAAAATAGCGTTAGCTCAAGAGGTTAAGAAGCATCCAACCCTCCTTGAGTTTATGGCTAAGCATCCACAAGGAGAGTTTGAACTTTTACTTGCAGAGATAGCTTGTTACTGTGAAGTTATTCTAGATGACACATATACTGAGTTAGATATAGAGTATTTATGTGGAATATTACTTCATAAGTTACAAGAGAAGCGAGGAGGTATTTTATACGTACCTTCTTCAACTACCTTACACTTAACTTAAAAAGGAACTACATTATGACCTTCATTAAAACATTGGCTGAACAGGAACATGAAACTAAAATTGAACCTACAGAAACTATAAACGACATCCTAGCTGAAAGAGGTTCACGATACGAAGACTTCTTAGAACATGCACGGATTACTCAAAACTTAAAAGCTATTATGGTAAGCTCTCCTAAATGGAGTTCATTATCTGTAGATAAGAAAGAAGCCTTAGAGATGATAGCTCATAAACTGGGCAGAATCTTAAACGGTGACCCTGAATATAAAGACAGCTGGACTGATATTATAGACTACACTAAGCTGATTGAAGATACACTATCTGTTTAGAACAACTTAACCTGCCAATTATTAGGAATTAACTGCAATGAATAAGAACTCAAAGTATAACCTCTTACCTATAGACTGTATCTTTCTTAATGAGTCTACATCTGGTAAGGCTTTTCATGTAATTATAACAAACTCATCTGGCAAAGAGCTTATGCGTAAATGGCTACCTCACTCTCAAGTTAAATTTACAGGCTCAGAAGAGCGGGTAACTGGAGTAAATTATAGAGATGCTATTAAAGTAGGTATCCCTGTATGGTTAGCTGAGAATGAAGGTATATTTGAAGCACTTAAAGAAGATATTAAAGATCAAGAATGTGAGAAAGACATTGAAGGTATGACTCAAGAAGAGGTGCTGGAGGCTGAGTATGAAGAAGAAATGCGATATAGAGAAGAGCGAGCCGCTGAGATAGCTGATGAAATCAACGGCACTGGATGGGAGGTATAAAAGATCTTTTAGCTACTTAAAGTCTCTTAGTTCATAACCTCCCATAATAAGCTGCATGTTTTGAGAGAAAGGACTACTTAAATTCTCTCTTAACTTGTTAGCTTGGGAGGTATTAGCTGTCTTATATAACTGACCTACCCACTGATTAAACTCTTGTCGTTGTCCTCCTAACTTAGTATAGTCATATACAAACTCTTCTATCTGGTCTCTAGTTATCTGACCGCCTCCGATGATCGAACTTTTAATTGCATTTCCTAACTTCTGTCTTTTGGCATTATCAGATAAAGCATAAGTTTTGAAACGATATGCCGCATCGACTGCCACAGCCTCTCCTAAAGGCTTTCCGCCTGCCATTCTAGCCATATTAACTAAGCTGAAGAAATCATTAGCTGCGATCACATTACCGCGTTTTGATGTAGTATAGGACAACCCTGAAGGAGAGTCCAAGCCCTTGAGGGTAGCAGCTATTCCAGCCAACGGGCGTGATAATGAGTTATGTTCTAACCCCTGTAACAGAGCTGTACTTATATCGCCTCCATTAGCTATAGTACTGGCAGTATTAAATATGTTACCAAAGAACTTTCCATACGCTTGTATGATAGGAATGTTAGCAGGATCAGTAGGAACTATAGTAAGATGCCTAGGGTTAATATCACCGCGAGTATATAGATTAGTCTTTAAGTCAGGTAACATTAAGAAGTTAGATGAGACTCCATACATGAGCCAATCTCCTGCATCCTTACCCGCAGCTCCATATACTGTAGTATAGAAGTCCTTATGATTCTGATTACCTGATGCCGTACCTACTATATGAGTATTGATTGCGTTAAAAGCAGGCAGCCCATTCATACCAAAAATAGTACCTTGTAATCCCATAAGAGTTGCAGTATCTTTAGCTGTACCTTCTCCCATATATCTAAGGAGTTGCTGCATTAAGTTAAATTGATATGTTTGGAACAGTCCTATACTCTGACCTATAGCTCCTTGAAATAACATAGGACGCTGAGCTGCAAGATAGTTACCTTGTGTACGATTTACGAAAGTATTTATATATGCAAGCTGTCTACCCTCATCCATAAGTCCATACTTAACTGCTATATCAGTAACTTGTTTCATAGTGTGAGCAGCATTGAAGCGATTGAACTCTTCAGCTAATCTATTACCTGTCCAACGCTCACCTTTATCTCCTACCTTATTTGCAAGATCTAGAGCCTTACCTAACTTAGTATTAAGCTCTTTAAGACTCTCCCCTCCAGTTATAGAAAGGTTATCTAAAGTATTCTTATATTGCTCAGAGATGGATGTAGCAAAGCCATGATCCTTAAAATACTTAAGCTCAGGAGAGTCCTTGCTGAAAGCTTTGATAGAATTAGCTAGCATCTTAGGAGCAGACAGTATCCACTTATCAGTACCTGGAACTTTTAATTCAGACAGTGCAGCTAACTCACCTACTGCTGCTGAGTTAGAACCTTTAATAGCACGTATAACCGAACTCATTTCTGCGCCGTATAGGATATTAGCAGAGATAGCATTAGTTGCTGCGTTGAACATATCTAGACGTAAGGTAATAGTTGCCAGCAAGCCGTTCATCTTTTGTACTACATTTTGCAGTACGCCTTTTGGGGCTTTATGATTAGCTAGTAAATCCATTTCCATATCATAAGCTGCACCTTTATATCCATACTCTCGCAGAATAGTATTTAATTCATCTAGCTCATCAACAGATTTAGCATTTTCAGCTACTTTAGTTAGTTTGCCGTACATGGTTGAAACAGCCGTATCTAAAGACTTGTTAGCTCCTATCCAGAAAGGGTAGTCAGCATAGTTCTTAACACCCAAAGCAGTTTTAACGTAATTCATAAAGGGATTTTTAACTACACTTTCTGCGTGCTTAACAGAAGCTAAGCGATTAAACTGAGAAGTATCTAAGCTAGTAAAGGCTTCACCTCGTAGCCGCAAGTATTCAAACTGTCTTTCATATTTTGCAGATACAAACTCTCGTACAAGAGAAGTCTCCTGCTGAACTCCCCAATTGAGATATCTTTCAGCTATTTTCTGTGGAGATGTGTTAACTAAATAAGGTGCATCAAGCCCTTTACGCTTAAATAAAGAGTTAAGGTAGTTCTCATTAAGAGCACGAGTCTGGTCAAACTGACCTGTAGCTTTATAGTACCTTTCAGCTTCAGTTTTATATAGTATCTCAAGTCCTGGCTCGTCACGTAACTTACCTACCTGTTCGGCTAGATCCTCAGCTGTTGCAGCATAGATATTCTTAGAGTGCCCTGTACCTGTAATAGTAGTATCACGAACTATAGCAAAGTAAGGATAGTCAGATAAGCTAGGAGGTACAGGATATACTACAGAAGCCTCTAACTCATTCTCTAGACCTTGAGAAGCTCGCAATTCTACGATACGTTCCCTGCGCGCACCGTTAGTATTTACGTGCATTTTAAACATAGCTTTAGTTTCATCATTATCTAAAGGAATCTTAAGAGGAGACTCAGGATCTTTAAGTATAGGGGCTTTAACATCTTTACCTGCCGCTTTAGCTTTATTATATCTAGCTATTTCAAAAGGCTCTAGGAAGTCTCCTGACTCGTGTAGAACATACCGCTGTTCCATAGAACGTAGAGTATTGTTCTTTACTTCCCATTCAAGAGCTGCCTTCTGGTTATTAGCTAGCTTGTATAATACAGGATCTGCAAGCTCTTTAAAAGCCTTCTGTTTCTTAGCTATAGTCCTAGATGTAGCAGAGCCTAGCCATTCAGTTATCATAGCTAGAGATCCATAGTTAGATGAAGCTGCACCGAATAGCGTAGCACCTGCACCATAACGATCAGCACCTACTAAATCTTTAAGTCCTATGGAAGTGTATTCAACTGTATCTTCTCCCATATACGATGCAAATACACTATCAACGCGCTGTGCTTCCTGTCTTTGTATCTGAGATATGATAGCCATACCTTCTAGTACATTACCGTCTAAGTCTTTAACTACTGAAGTGTCATAAGTAGCCTTAAGCGTTCTAGGCATCTTATATACAGGTATAATTCCTTGCTCCTTTTTATGTAAGCCTTTAGCTATAAGAGCGTCTGTATATTCCTTTGAATATGACTCAAGTGCAAAGAGGTCATCAACTAAGTTATCTTTTTTAACACCTGATAGATAAGAGCTACGTAAGTTAAGTTTGGCTGCAATAGTCTCTTGTAACTTAGTAACTCTAGTATTACCAGCTTTAGTATATAACATTTCATTGGCTAAAGAGTCTTTTTGTATCTTAAGCCAGTCTAAGTACTCGCGGGCATCAGTAAAACTACGCTCTGTACCATCAGCTAACTTAACTTTATTACGAGGATCAAACTCTCTGTATAGTTTATCTAGTAAAGGAGTATCAAACTCACCAACTACTACAGGTCTAAATTCTGCTCCTTTAGGATTAAAAGGTTTAAGATTCAAAGCCCATATGTTACGAGCCTGACCTGTTAGATTACCTGCACTTCGTATATCGAAAGTAGTACCTACGGCTGGCTTAGATACGAAACCTTTAACTCCTATCTCTTTAACAGGTGTAGAGCGAGTACCTTTTAAATCAAACTCAAATCTATTCTTACCTGCAATAACTACCTTGTCAGTTATTTTCATTTCCTTATTCTTAGGTAAAAAATCAGATAAAGTGGTATGCTTAGATAGAGCTGCTGAGGTATTACCTGTGCCTTCTCCCCAGAGTGTAGCATAGGAGTTTCTTATATTAATCTCTGCAGCAGCTTCTGCATCAGCTATACTAGCTTTAGATGAGTTTGCTTTAGCTATTAGTTTCTCCTCTTTAGTTAGCTCAGATATGCGAGAGTACTTAGTAGCTTGAGAGTACTCGGGTAATGCTTGGTCAAAAGTTTTACCTACAGCTGCTGCATACGCTTGAGTAGCAAGTACTTCATCACCTCCAGTTAAAGCACGAGTCTCTTCTACTATCATATTGTTAAGAGTTCTAACTTTAGTCTTAACTTCAGACTCTAAGAATGCTCGTCTTTTAGGTTCAACAACTAAAGGTATTAATTTCATATCATCTAACTGCTGCATATAATAAGATATCTTATCAGAAGGTTTAGAACCTTCAGCTAGAGTTTGTATTTGAGTCCAAGGAGCATTCTCTGGCGCGGCCATTCTTACATTTTTCTTAACTGCGAAGGCAGTCTTAGTTATATTATATATCCCACCAATAGTGCCAAATGCAAGCCCAAAAACAGCTATGTTAGTAGCTATATCACCTAAGTCTTGATTCTCCAATACAGGAGAGTCTGAAAGTGCAATAGCTGTAGCAGTTTCAAACGCAGCCATCTCATAAACAGCTTGACCGTAGCCAGCAGCCATAGCTTTAACTGTGTTCTTGTTAGTTATAAGAGATAGTGAGTTAGAGTTGGTTATCTCTTCTAAAGCCTTATTTAGATGTTTTTGCCTATTAGGAGTCAGCAGTCCTAAAGCATTACTCATAGTCTTACCATACTTACCAGTAGCTATAGAAACTTCTAGTGCTTTCTGTCCTGCATTTAAAAGTTTAATTCCTCCAGTCCCAGGAACTAGAGATGATAGCATGAAACCTGCTACATCCACACTCTCTTTATGTTCCTGATAATATAGACCTAGATCTGTATCAAAAGATTCCATAACATCAGCAGTTTTAGACAGCTCAAAGTCTCCTCCCATATAGTTACCTAGAGTTGGTACTATATTATAGAACTGATTAGCTCCAGAGAGGATACTAGCTCCTATAAACTTAGGAATGTTAGATACAGTCTCAGCTGCTGACTCAAGAAATGTTTGATTATTATTAGCTACAGAGTGAATATCAGCTGCTACAAGATAAGAAGGAAGTCCTAACTCAGGGGCTTCGCCTGTATCTTGAGGAGCTTGGAATCTAGGGAGTGCTGTTCCCATTAAATCATTTTCAAATAACGCCATTAGTTATTATCCCCAGTAGAAGTAGATACGCCAGAGTAGTCTAAGAAAGTTGGTTTCCTGTACTTACTTGATAACAGCTGCACTATAGCAGCCTTAACTGCTACTTTATCTGTTAAGTCGACTGCCTCATAAACTCTTCTAGGTAACGCATCAAAGCCCAATAGCTTGTCACTGTATATATTACCTAACTTAGCCATATACTTTTTCTGTAAAGGTAATCCTAGTCTCTCTCTTTCCTGTAGCATGTTATTCTGTGTAACTGCAGATCCATATATAGCAGCAAAGCCTTCTGTTACATCATCTACAGTAAACTGTCCTTCTGGGTTAGCTTTAGTTTTTATGTCAGCAATTGCATATTCTAGAACTTTCTCAGGAGGTAAATCTATAATCTCCTCGGATAATATATCAGATAAAAGAGATTGTACTATAGGTTCTCCTGCTACAGAGGGTAATTTAATAATAGCGCTTAAAGGAGCAGCTCTATTAGGGTTAGTAGTATCACCCGATTTAATTTCTTCGTCGTACATTTTAAACCTAGCCACTGTTCTAGCATCCGTAACTTTGCCTACAGAAGTGGCATCAGCTTCAGGGTTCTCAGCTAGTATCTCCTGATAGATTCCATCAAGACTTACAAGAGCTGGATTAGTTCCTTCAATAAGTCCAGGAGATCTATATATTACAGCTGACTTATAAGACTCAAAAGGCGTAGGTCTTTCCATGCCAGTACCTATGTTGAAAGCTCTGTCATATTTAAGTTTAAGCTCTTTACCTCCTGACTTAAGTCCTGCCTTAAGAGTATTACGTTGCTCTTCTATAAGAGCTGGATCTGCTCCAGTATATAACTTAGCCCCTGCAGCCTTTAAGCCTATTAAGGTCTTATCAACCCAAGTCTCTAATAACTCATCAGCAGTTTTAGTTTTAGAATCTCTAGCTGCTCTATCTATAAGACGAGCTTCCTCAGAACGTGCTATAAGGCCTAACTTATAGCCATCAACTGCTGCAGCTACATCTGCTTTAGACATGCTCTTCAAAAGTTCGAGCTGCTTTGCTCCAGTTTTTTGCGACTCTAATTCAAATCCTGCTGCTTTAATAGAGGCTTCTTGAGCCGTAAGTTTAGCTTGAGCTGCAATTGTTCCTGTAGTCTCAGTTACTTTAAGATTCTCAAGAGCCTGTTCAGCTGAGGACGCAAGGGAAGTAATAGATTTCATATTACGTTCCAAATCTCTTACTCGGGCAGAAGCTACATTATACTCTTCATCCATAGCTCCTATAGTAAACTTATTTACAAACCACTGAGTAGGATCAGTTGAAAAGTCTACATCCACATTTTCTTGTACTGCTTTTAACTTAGCTTCCTTATCAGCTTTAGCTACCCGTATCTCTTTAGATAGCCTTACTAACTCGTCAGGGCCTCCTAATGCTTTAAATACTCTCTTAGCATCTAGATCAGCTTCAAGCTGAGATGTGGCTTTAACTCTATCTATTAATACTGTATTCTGTGCAGCAGCTTCCACTGTATGAGCTACCTCACTTAGTAGAGTTCCCTGCTCAGCTTGCCCAGCAATTTGCTTCTCAGTTATAGCCGCTTGCTCTTGCATTCCTTTAGTCTGAGCTTTCATTGCATCTTCAAAGGTAACTGCAAGAGGTGAATCTATAGGAGTTACTTCTGTTACTTTAGTGGATACAGTAGAAGCTGTAGAAGTAGGGTCAGCTACAGTTGAGTTTACCTTCTGTGCTTGAGCTAATATTGGGTTAGTATGTGCTGGCATTATAGTTACCTTTAAGAGAATAGGTTTTTAATTCCGCCAAGAACAGCACTTATAGGCTCAACTGTTACATTTTTAAGTCCCTTACCTACCTGACCTAAAATTCCTTCAGAGCTTGTATCAGTACTAGAGGTACTTTCTCCTGTAACAGTGCCAGTATCAGTGGATACCTTCTCACCTGTAAGTAATGCAAGCTCTCCTGCAATCTTGGCTAATAAGTTTTCAGTGCCTTGTTTAGCTGTTGATCCTTTGAATACTCCAGCATTCTGCTCAGCTCCAAATATGTCAGCTAAGCCTCCTGTATCAGATAAGATATTCTCTATTAAGCGTAAAATACCTTCCTTATCAACTTTAAGCTGCTCGGTAGCTGTAAGATTACGCTGCTCAGACTTGGTACCTGTTTGGGCTGTTGAACTATCATCCCCAAAAAGTCCTGTACTTATATCTGAAAATGATGTATTGAAGCTAGCACTCATATTTGGGCCCGAAGCTCCTGAATGTGAACTCATAGTAATATCTCCTAACCTCATCTAAGAGGTAATATAGTGTATATTAAGCTCCGCCCTTAATAAGACCTGAATCTACAAGAGCAGTACGTATTGAATTTAGCAGGGCATGTAATTCTGCGAAGTTATTATTGATAGTAGTATCATCACCTGAACCGGTTACTGCTGATATTGTGCCATCAGTAACACCTCCTGAAGAGTCTGTGAGAGCTGTCTGTGAAGCTGAAGCAGGCTGTACTACAGGAACCTTACCCCAGAACCCTAGTTTCTGAGTTACACTTTCGCCTATCTTAGAGCCTGTAACAGTACCTAGAATTAGATTAACTGCATCAGCTAATTTAGGAGAGCTTGAGAATACTGTAGCCCCTGAGAAGGTTTTATCTCCAACTATTGTTTGTGCATCTGCTAAGGTAACATATAAGCCAGCATTAGTATCATAGAAGTCAACTACTATCTCTATAGCTTGATGTAGTTTAAGTAGCGCCTCATAGGCTTCTTGTGCATCATAGTACTCAGATACCAGCTGTGGAACATTACCTAATACAAGATCTACTTGAGAGTTAAGAGTTTCAGCCATGCTATCTCTCACCTCCTATAGTAAACTCAAGCTGTAAACTTGTGAGATTAAACTGACCAACTAATGCTATTGAGTGATTACGTGCAGACTCTCTAAAATGAACGTGTCTCATATTAGCTACACTCTCCTCATATCCAGATACTACAGAGGAGATATTAGTTCCATCCAAGGACGCCAGAAGTCTTACATCAAAAGTGTCAGTTACTTCAACTCTCTCAACTTGTACGGCGTGCATAACTAGATGCCTACCTCTTTTGTATTGGTACTTACCTAATACTACTACTCCAACTCTTCCTGTGGAAGGGACAGAAAATTCCAAGGTACTTATCTTACCTATCTTATCTACAAAAGCTAGAGTCTCCTTACTAAGTTCAACCTGCGCTCCTATGTACTCAAAGACATCCACATGAGTGAATTTAATCTTACCTAGCTTTTTAAGTGCTATGTCATATATTATAGCATGAGTAAATTCAGTTATACCATAGGAGATCACAAGATATCTGGAAGCTATAAGTTTAACTTTTTTCTTCATAGTTACAGTGAGGGGCGTTGATGAAAAAGTATATGTGAGTTCATCAAAATCCTCTAATACCTTACCTGCAAGAAAGTCGGTAACCTCTGGGAGTAAGTTAGAAGCCTTCCTTGAGTTGACTGACTGTAACCCTCCCTTTGTATATGCAAAATGCTCCGCTGAGTTAACTTCATAGGCTACCTGATCTAAACCTAGTGCACCTTTTGAGTTATCCACAGCTCTGAATTTAAATGGATACTGCTTGTTGCCTGTATAAGTAGCAGCTACTACATTAGCTGAGGTATATATAAGCAGTCCAAGGGAGTTAGGAACTATAAATACCATAAGTCCCTCTAAGTCTGCTACTGAGCCATAACCTGCACCTGTAACTGTAGAAGGAATGAAATCTATGGGGCTTATTGTAGAACTCCAAGCTATCTCAAGTTCGTTATAAGCTACCAAGTAACCAGAAGATGCAGCTACTCCTATAATATCTGAGATCGGCATACCACCTAAAGTTACTGATGTGAATGTATGAGTAACTGAATTATATGTGAAAGTACCTACTGTATGAAGGTGTATATAAGTAGTACCTTTAACAGTACCTATAGTTGTAAGTTTTGTACCTAACGCAGGGTGAGAGGTTATGTGTCTCCATACTACATCTCCTGGCTCAAGTATATAAGCCAAACCTGTTCCTGCTATACCTAAATGACACCTAGTTCCAGTTTCAGAAAATATAATTCTTACGTCTTGAAATGCAGTAGTAGGTTCAGCTGTAATAGTAGGAACTACTTCGTTATATCCCACAGATACAACTCCTTCAAGAGTAGGCATAACATTGTGACAGTAATATATCTGAGGAGTATTAACTCTCTCACCTGTAGGGGACTTATCAAAGGAGGACACTAAAACACTTCTACCTAGCTGAGTAGATAGAAGTGGAAAGTTACTGTTAGTTAAGTCTACTCTATGGTGTATTTGTGCAGTTGACATATTACCTCCTATGTAGACTATAAATTGCTTTTTATTTCAGCAAGTATTTTGTCTCTCTCTAGAGATATAGTAGCAACAAGTGCATCATCTACTTCAGATGAAGTCTTACGAGCTAATCTACCTAAAGAGTCTATAAGTACATCTATAATATGAGGGAGTAGCCAGTTTATAAGTACCTTTTTCATAAGGTAGCCTCCTAAGTAGTTCATTGCATAGGTTTTAATTAAGTAAGCTAGCATACTATAAAGTATCTATTCGGCTATGCAGCCTTCTAACTTCTTCTAAGAACTCCCTTCTTACTTCTTCAAACTGTTCAACCAAAGTCTTATTTAAAGAAAGCTGGTATTCAAGGAACTCAGTGTGAGATACAGGCTCATCTATAAGAACCTTTCTAGCAACTTCAGCCTTACGACTTTTAGATATATATTGCATAGCTAGAAGTAATGCTCCTGCTAACGCTCCTATAAACTTACCTAAATGCTCAAGAAGAAAGTTAACGTGTTCAGGATCTGGTGATGCCATAGTTTAAAGCCCTT